CTGGAGGCCAAATTCTAGTCAATAAAAATAAAAAATAATTAAAATGAAATTTCAATTACCTGTTACCTATTTGACTCGTCTTTGGTCTGTGAAAGCTTGGCAGTCGGGTTTAAAATCCCGACCGTGGCTATTAGGACGTCTTAATAGATTAGTCTTCTTAGTCGTAGGGAAGACGACAGCTTCATATGCTGGTGGAGTGTTTGTATTTGTAACTTTCTGCACGAGAGTGACTAAGTCTCGAGGGTTGCGAGGCTTACAGATTTATCTGAAAGCCTGCACCGCGTTACTTCAGAATGCGGTAGCGGGCCGTAAGTTAAATGGTCATGATTTTGGCGTAGCAGTGAGCGTTACTCGAACTGGATTCCCGAGGGTAATCCCGCCGGAGCACCGTCGCTACATACGTGAAGGTGGAAAAGGGTACTTCCGTATGTGGTTGACGTTCTTTATGTTGTATAGGGTGATCGACATAAAGGCAAAGGTTAGTGTGGATGCGTTGTTGGCCCCATGGGATGGGTGTCCCAACGTGAGAACGGAGTGGGTGGATTGGCTTCCCACCTTCAAAAGACTTCTTCTGAAGAGGAGTCGCCTAGCTCGTGATTGGAATGTTTCCGATCCGGGCGAAGATGAGGGTTATTTTAGGAAGGCTCCATTAGCTCCCGTTTTCCGCCCACTAATGTCTTCGGGCCCCAACTCGATTATGGGAGTACCGAGTATGGCCACTGTATTTCATGACGCGATCCGTATCACTAAGCCAGACTTCAAAGAAGTCTTTTATGCTTATTGTGATGCGATACGAGCCGGAAGTGTTTTCTCCCGGATCGTTCGTAACACTGCGATGCGGCCGCCTGATGAATTACAGTGGAGGGGAGAAGCATTTGGGGAAGGATATGGCAGCATCGGCCGCCTATCGTTCAAATATGAACCCGGTAAAGTACGTATCTTTGCCATCGTAGATTTCTGGTCTCAGACCGTGTTGCGGGGGCTTCATCAAGCTATTTTTAGCTTGTTGTCGTCACTTAATGTAGGGGATGAGAGAATCGATGGTACCTTTGACCAAGTTGCCTCATTCGCTTATGCGAATTGAAGTAACCAAGTATATTGGTCCTTCGATCTCTCGTCCGCTACGGACCGCTTCCCGGTTTGGGCTCAGTCTTCTTTGATTGAAGAGATTTTCGGTGGTGGATTGGGACCTTCATGGGAAGAGCTTATGTGTGGGCGTGATTTTCACGTTCCGTGCGTTAGGCCGGGGCGGGCAGTTGGAAAGTTTTCCAGCTTTTTAACCAAGGATTACAGAGTAGTTCTTGGGTCCGTCCCGGTGAAGCGGCTAAGATATGCCGTAGGCCAGCCTATGGGGGCCCACTCCTCATGGGGAGTCTTCGCCTTATCACACCACGCTTTAGTGCAGTGGGCTGCGAATCGATGCGGATACAAAGAATGGTTTGTGGAGTATGTATTGTTAGGTGATGACGTGGTTATATTTAACCGGTCAGTCGCCTACGAGTACCGTAGATTAGTTAGGCGGTTGGGGGTAGTTATATCCCCAACCAAGTCGTTGGTTCAGGCACAAGGGGTGTTTGAATTTGCGAAGAAGTTCGCCTGTAGAGGGGATGATTGGTCACCTGTCTCCTTTAAGGAGTACGCGATCTCAAACAGAAGTTTGAGTGTCGCTATCGAGATGGTCAATCATTGTGCCTCGCATGCTGAACTTCGTCTAGCTAGTGTACTTAGGGCTTTCGGATTCGGCTACCGTTCGACGGCTTTATTGTCAAAAGACCTTAAGTCGTTGAAGGGTCGTCGTCTCCGGCGATATATCGTAAGTCTGCT